TTATGGGTAGCATGAACGCCACCTTTCCAACGGTGTTTAACCGCCACTTCCTCAGTAGGCCAACACGACCAGCATGGATGCCATGCAGGGAAATGGTCTTTTAGGGAAAACCCTTTGACAAACTCATACTGCGGTGCGTTAGCGGCCAATCTGTTCTCAAAACGAGCATCATGATTACCCAGACTCCACACTAATGAAGTATTATGTCTTACTTTTTTAGCTGTATCTTCAATCTCACCCATCGCTATTTCACAGGCTTTTAGTTCTTGAATGACTGATGGTGACTGCTGCCACATGATAGCGGGATGGCGGCTGATTGAAGCGCCGTCAAAAACGTCACCATTGGCAATGATGGCCTTTGGTTGGAACTCCTTGATAGCCCAAAGAAAACCCTTATACGCTGTGGTATGGATGCCAGGCCAGAAGTGGGCATCACTCATCACCAGTACGACACCATTTTCAATGCCCAGCATTTTTCGAGCAGGGTTATCAGGGGTCTTAATCAATGGCCCTTGCTTTGTGCTTTCAAGGGACACTCCATGCAATTCCTCAAGTCGCTTGCGGCGGCGCTGGACATTACGCAAATCAATCCCAAGCTCTTCGGCAACTTTCTTTGGCGACTTCAGCCTATTCCAAATTTCAATGAATTCTTTGTCAGTGGTGGCTGCTGTCGGCATGATGGTCCTCAATGAGTTTGCCGTAAGTTAAATGAAATCAATGACAAGTGAATGAAAGTTAAAGTAAAACAGCAGAATAACAACAATCAGGCTACAAGTCCATTCAAATAAGTTGTCTTACCCGCAACCTTAACAGCAGTCAATTCTTGTTTCTTCAGGTTATTGGGGTCGTAAGACACATGAACCCAACCACTGTCAGGAACGCCTTGGGTATAAAACTCAAGAATCAATTGTGTGTACTCAAGGTTATCCATAATCCACTGAGCCAAATCAGCATTGGCAATACCAGCAATCTCAATGTCTGCCGCCATGCCCTTGCAATGGTCTGAGGACTTTGAGCCACCAACAACGAAATTTGACTCAGGACTACGATAGCCAGAGTTCACAGTAACCGACTTGCCAAAATGTTCACGAACAGGCTGAAGAACCTTCTCGCAAAGGGTTTTCAGGTTCTCCAATGCCTCATCATTAGGCGTATTATCCAAGCCCAATCGGGTGGCAGTCTCAGACTTGGTGAGTTCTTTAAGGGTGAAGTTGGCTGATAAGTTCATTGTGAGTTCCTAGCGTTGTTGTAAAGAGTGATGCAAGCATTTAGCTTGTTGATGGCTTTATCGCCTTCCTCGGCTATGGCGATAAGATTTTTAGCAGTTTCTGGGTCAAGTTCGGCTGATGACTCTCCTCCACTATCTCCTGTGGGAGTGGTGGAATCTGTGGGGGCTGATAAGGCGCAGGACGTTTTGACAGGAAGCCGCAGCTTGAGAGCGCCAGAGTCAATATCAGCATTGCGCTTTTGAGTTTCAAATCTTGCTTTTTCATTTGATTTCCTTAGTGCATCAGCAGTGGTGGTTACAGCGACAGTCAAAGCCTGTTCTTTGGCTCTAGCTTGGGTATTTAAACGGTCAACTTCAGCTTGTTGGGCTTTAACTTCAATGTGCTTGCCATAAAAATACCCGCCGCCAAAGGTCAGCAACAAGGTTATAAGACCCGATAACAAGCCTTTCATGGTGCTGGTGGCTCATCGTTGTCAATGGCTTCTGCCTTGGCACTGGCATTGGCAATAGCCTTAACACCAGAACGACCAGCAACACCACCCAAAACACCAGTGATAAACACCATAATGGTGCTAATCTGTTGCGTATAAACCTTGTCAATTGCTGCCATTGCACCATTCATAGGCTGAGTGACAAAGGAGACTGAGTACAAGAACATAGCCATAGAAGCCAACAGAATAGTCACCAAGACCACGATAACGAATGCCCATACCCTGACTTCAATCTCATCTGAGGTCAGTCGATTGTTTTGTTTGTATCCAACGGTTGCCATTACTTTTTCTCCTCTGGTTTAACTAGCATTTCAGGACAAGTACCTGTAGCGGTACAAATAGGCGGCTTGCATTCATCTTTTGACCAATTCGTTGGGTCTTGGCATGGATAGCGGAAACGGTCTTCACAACCAACCAATAGAGTGCAGAGGAATCCCGCAAACAGCATCACTCCAATCAAAGCCCAATCATGTTTTTCCATTTTCATTGCTCCTTTTGTCCTTTTCAAGTTGTTTGCGTAACTTTTCTATTTTCTCAGTTTGTTCTTTAACTTCATGCTTTGCTTCCAAGATGTCTAGATACAGCAATGCACCCATCGGCAGTAGGAATGCTATCAAAATACAGCAAAATATCCAGCCCACTATCTCTTCCCCAACTGATTTACGAACAGAAACCACAGCCACAGGTAGAGTAGGAATATAGAAGTCACTGTCAGATACCCTAGCTTTAGTTGGAAATTTCTTTCCTCCTCCTTGCGTTGCCATATATCTTGCCTCTTTAGTGCCTCTTCTTTCAACCTTGCTTGTGTCTGCTCCTCCTCAATCTTGTCCTTCATCTCGTACACAGAACTGTACAAAGCACCCATCTCAGGCGGCGCACTATATACAAGACATTCACGAATCTGAACAACAAGTTTATCCATCTCTTGTTGCGCTAAAACCCTTTTCAAAGCCGCTTCCATGTGGTTTTGATTAGGGTCATAGACTGTCAGACTCTTTTGTTCTTCTTCTCTGATATGCGCCGCTAACTGCTCCTGAATCCTGAAAAACTCTGTTAGGTTCTTAACAATGTCTATCTTGACTTGAGTTTCGTCAACAGCGACATAATCCGGCTTCTTAGATTTAGCGACAGAATTTGCAACTTGAGGCTTTGGCTTAGAACCAAAGAACTTGAGTAGCTGATTCCAGAAGCCACCAAGTTCCTTGCCAATAGCCACAACTTCATTAGCTGTGCTTTTGATTTGGACAATATGCTCTTTAGCTTGCTTGTAGAGGTCAACACCTTGCTGAATCTGTTTGACCAGCCCAGCCGCCATGAGGCATAACGTGATTGGGTCAATTTCAGTCTCCTATGATGCCTGTGGCAGTACCAAGAGCAGCCGCACCGGACAGTAAGCCTGTAGGCTTTCTATTGGCTCTCTTGTTGAGTTCAGTCAGGATAAGACGTTGCTCAATAGGGTCTGTCGCAAACAAACGCTGTTGCAAGGCTTGAGAAGTCTCACCGCTAATGCCCTTGGTTCTGGCGAGTAAGGATGAACCGACTGCTCCAGCCATACCCAATAAGTCACCTCTGGCAGCAGACTGTGCCACCTGACCAAGTTGACCAGCTTGCTCTTGAGTAGCCAAACGCTCACCAGTTTTAGAGCCACCAAGTAAAGATTTAGCAGTTGCGCTCTGGTTAGTCAGACCCTTAACGTACTGAGAGAAATTGTTATATGCTGTTTGGTCATCAAAGGCATAGCGAACCAGCATCTTCTGATTGTCAGACTTGAATACTTGGCGAGAGAAGTCACCACCCTTAAAGTCGCCAACACGCTTATTAATGTCTGCCATCATGCCAAGTCTGAATGCTTCCTTCTCATCAGAATTCATCTTCTTGATGTTGGCGGCGGCTTCTTTAGTGTCAAGTTGTTGGTACTTCTGACCCATTTCAAAACTACTCTTGATGCGAGAAGCATCAGCAAACTCAGCATTTGCCTTTGCGTAGTCACCATTCAATGACTTGATCTTGTCGTTGAACTCGTTTTTGACGTTAATGACATCACGACCATAGCCAGAAACCTTGCCAGTTACAGAATCAGTTTCTGCATCAATAACCCGATCAAGGCCAATCTTGATTTTGTGGAGGATTTCAGTTGGCACTGACTGAGCATTCCTGATAGCACTCAAATCAGGCAATTTGATGCCTTTGGTGTCTGCACTCTTAACGGCTTCATCGTATGCCTTCTGGAATACTTTCCTGTCAATGTATTCTCTAAAAGGTCTGGCATCAATGTCTAATGTGTAAGCATTTGGATACGCAAGACTAGCCTTTTGAGCCTGATTTTCAGTTAGTGCAGTCAAGTACTGAAATCCATTGACATTCTTAGCCAAGCCAGCTTTCTCGACCAATCCCTTGACAATGTTATTTGGTTGATCAATCAGGCGATTCTCAAGGAACTGTTGGGTTGCACCCTTTGCCTTGGACTGGATGATGTAAGCGTTATAGGCCAAGTCTTGCAAGTTCTTACCCAAGTCCGCAATGACTGGTTGAGGAACACGCAACTTACGCAACTCATCCAATGCCGCTTGTGCTTCTTGCGGTGTCAGATTGTCTTTTTCCAAGTAGTTAGCCAACATCTTGGATGAGGCACTTGCTTGGTCGCCAATACCGGAAGCATTCAAGACATTGCGGATAACAGTTCCAGCACCTTGAACAACAACAGGAACAGTTCCACCAATCAAGCCGCCAAAGACAGCGCCCATGCCTGCCTCAGTGCCGGCATCCTTCTCTGCATAGCCATAGCCAGATAAAGCACCTGTAGCACCACCAGCAACAGCACCACGACCCATCTTTCCAATGGTAGATGTTCCAGTAATCAAAGCCTGGGCTTCAGGAGCTAACCTAGCAACCTGACGAGCCGCACCTACTGGCATGACCAAGCCACCAGCCAACTCCACAGGAGTCTTCACCAGCGGCATATCCTCACCAAACTGTTTTTGTTGCTCACGCAACAGATTGCGTTGACGTTCATAGTCAGCACCGCTAATAGAACCAGTCCTTAATGCGGCTTCCAACTCATCTAAAGTGCCAAAGGTCAAACCTTGACCAAATGCCCTTGCTGTTTCAGCCAATGGTGAATACTGAACTTTAGGCTCAAAGACTGATCTAGATGCCGTTGTAGGAACTGCTTGTTGACGCTCGTAAGCGTCAATCTCAGCATCTGTATACCCTGCCGCTTTAGCTGCTTCACGATCTACTGCCATGCTTTATCTCCTACCGCCAGTTATACCCATTGGGTTGGTGTTTGTAGTCTCAAAATTTGACAAAGGTGGTCTTTCACCAAATTGAGGGATTGCGATTGGCACTACTGGCGCTCCTAAACCAGCATTTACCCTACGTCTTTCAATGCTTGACTTTGCATCTTGAACTTTACGTACGTTGATTTTGACAAGATTTTGCATGATCTGTTCAGCACTTGCAGCAGATTCAGCAGACTTTAGCAATCTCAATTCACGCTCAAAGTCTTTGTCAGTCTGAACACCCTTGTTAAGGCGCAAATTCTCAGAAGTCATGCGCTCAATGAACTTGTCAAAGTCTTGACGAGCAATTACATCAGGGTCACTAGAACCTAATGCTCCTCTGGTTGCAATACTCGCCTTATTTTTCAGGCCAAACTTGATGTCACCGGACTTGATGCGGTTGATATACGCATTCGCATCAGTAGCAAGATTAGTTGCTGATGTTGCAATGTCGTAATCATCTTCTTCACTTTTCGCCAAGTTTGCCGGTAAAGGCTTATTCTTAGCAATCTCAGCCTTACGCTCTGCATCTTGACGCTTCAAGTCATTATTCAATTCAGCCTGTTGACGCTGTAGGTTCAAAGATGCTTGAGAATTAGCCAAGCCTTGCTGTCTATAAGAGTCCAACATTTGTTGGTTTTGCTCAAGACGAGATTGAGTCTGTTGGAACTCAGCAGCCTTTTGTGTTGCAGTAGACAGTCTTTCAACCAACTTATCTGCTTGT